AAGCGGATGTACCAGTAGGGGCTCGGCGGGGAAGTGCGTTCGTAGATGGACATCGCTCGGTTCCTCAGGGTTGCAACAAAATGTGTGACAGCCGGTTTCTACGCTTTGCGTACACAGGCGTCAATAGCCCTTATTCGGCGGGCTTTTGTCGAGCCGGCCGCTGTACCAACCTTGTATTAACCAGAATAGGGTAGGGCAACTCTAAAAGCCTATATTTGCTGGGCTTTCAGGTGTCTGACTGGGCCTGTTTAGGCCCCCTTGGGCCGCTGTGTTGTCACAGAAGTTGTAACAGCAAAAAGGCCCGGTTCTATTGAACCCGGCCCACTTTCCAGTCGATGACGGCCAGCAAGGTGAAGTCGCCGACCTTCATCGTGGCGCCACCGGCAGGGTCGGCGCCGTGTAGGGCGGCGGCTGCCTGGGCGCGCGGGCCACCGCCAAGATGAACACCACCGAGAAGGCGACGACGGCGGCCAGCACGGCGGCGGCCACGTACCTCACGAGCCTACTGCCGGCGCTCGCGCGCCAGCAGCCTGCGGATGTTCTGGTGGGCCCAGGTTTTTATCTTGTGTGCATCGTTGTAATTGGTCGAGGAGACCTGCAGCTGCAGCGCCGTGCCGTCCGGTAAGACCAGCGTGTAGTGCCGGTGCTTCTGCCGGCCGGCGTGCCACTGGACCGTGGCGCCCAGGTCGCGCGCCACGCCCTCGATCACTCGCTGGTATTTGGCCATGCCTCAGCATAGGTGACCCCATTGTGGGTTCGCGCGTCATTGTTTGCCCCCGCCCGGCACGTCGATCCGCACCGTGCCGTGGTTGCCCTCGGGATCGCGCAGCACGGTGGTGATGGCGGCGATGAGCTGGTGCCCGGTCGCGATCTCGTCCTGCGGCGTCAGGCCGGCTTGGCCTATCGACAGATCACCGTTGGCATGGCGCACGGCATAGAACACGCGCATGCAGACGATGCCCAGCTTGTCGCCCAACAGCGGCGTCAGCGCATCGTTGAGCGCCGTCTGCCACACGCGATGCTCGGCCATCTTGGCGTCAGCTTCCATCAGGTCTCTCCTTCGCCGCCCATGAGGATGGTGACGACGCTGGCCAGATTGTGCCGCGCCTCCGAGATCGCGATAGAGCGCAGGGTGGTCGACACCCGGTCCCAGTCGCGGTCGACGGTCTGTAGGTGGACGATGAGCGCCTTCAGCCTGTTGTGCGCCTTCTCGTCTTTGCTGGGCGTGGCGACGCCGCTGCGGTCGCCCTCGGTCGTCATGAACTCGTGGCTCATCAATTCCTCCGCTTGCCCAGCGCGTCGGCCGGGCACCACAGTTGCTTGTGATAGGCCAAACCTTGGCCGCCCTTCAGCATCAACTCGATCTGGCCGACCCCGCCGGGGCTCGCCAGGGCGATGGCCCGGCAGGCGTCGCTCTTCAGCTCCTCGGTCAGGATGGTCTGCACCTTGGTGATCACCGTGACCGGCATCTGCAGGCCGGGATAGAGGCGCGTGATCGGTTCGTCGCCTTTGCCGAGATCGAAGCAGACCACCATCACTTCAGGCACCTGCTCCTGGACCCGCCACAGCACCCCAAGCAGCGGGCGCAGCGTCTCGTCATGCAGCGGTATCTTGCTGTAGCCGTACTTTTTGACGTAGCGGTCAAAGTCACGCAGCACTGGCGGGACGATGCCTCGACCGCCTGTCGCGCCGCTGCTGCGGCGATGCGGGGGTGGGGATTTGAAATTCATTTTTGCCTCTCTAAAAAAACGGGCGGCGGCCGAGGACCGCCGCCCGCCGGGGACTGGGCTTGCTTATCCAGTGCCCCCTGCCGACCCGCCTGGGGTGGAACGCACGGGGGTGCGTTGGCGGGTCGAGGTGAACTCGCGCGCCAACGCCCGCAAGGCCTCCAGGCTCTGGCTGTAGTGGATGCCATCGATCACCGAACCCTCGCCCGTAATCGCCCGCATGCTAATGTCGGCGAACGCCTCGACCGCCGCGAGCAGCGGATGAGCAGCTGGCGCCTGCGCACCATTGGCCTTGCGCCTGTACTTCCGCTTGTTGACCCTGCCGTGAGGGGCTGGCGGCTTTGCTAACCACTCATCCAGATCGGCCTGCTTGTATTGCACCCGGTTTCTTTCGCCCTTCTCGAAAGGCGGCCCGGCTGTGCCCTGGGCGTACTTGGCTAAGGTCGACACCTTGCAGGGTCGACCCTTCGTCGTGAGGTACGCCGCCGCTTCTGCACGTGTCATGTCCATGGCGTTCCTCCCTTGCTAGAGCAGCGCGCCCGTACCATTGCGCACGTGCTTCCCGCCCCCGAAGGTCTTCTCCATTTCCAGAGACGCCGCTTCGCCCAGGTCGGGCGGCAGCTCCAACACCTTCAGGATTTTGATGCGCGCCGCATTTTTCGGAACGTAGCGGCCCTGTTCCCAATTGTGGATCGTGGCGCCGCTGACGCCGCACTTCTTGGCGAGGTCTTCGTAGACCAAGCCGGCATCGATGCGCGCCTTGCGGATGGCTTCGCGAAACGCCGGGTCGCCCTTGCGCTCGATCTCCTTGCCGCCGTGAATGACGGACCGGTCGGCGAAGCGACCGCTGGTCGGCTTCAGCGGCCTCTTGCTTTTGACCGGCGCGTCGGCCCGCTTGGGTCGCATCTGCCGCAGCATCCACAGCAGGTCGGTCGGCGAGAGCTTGCGATTGGCCAGCCACTTTTTCAGATCGCCCAGCGCCTTCTCGCGCCGGTCCATTTGCTTGATGCGCTCCTCGATCTCTTTGATCCGGTCGCGCAGGTCCACTTTGGTGAGGACATGATAGCCACCCTTCGGCATGGGTCACCTACACGGTTGGCAGTTTTTGGGAGGCGGTCGGGCGCACGTTGGGGATGCCCCGATACTCGCGTTTGGAATTGCGCCGGCCGCTCGATGAGCTGGAGCGCGCGCCCTTCGTCTTCGGTTTGGCCTGCTGCAGGGGCGCGGGATCGAGGTCGTATTCCCCTGGGAAAAATTCACCATTTCTATCGAATACGATGGTCTCTAGACGGAGCGGTGCGCTGGTGTGGTAGCGCAGCGCGTTGCCATCCTTGCGCAGGATGTAGGTGACATCCCTGAACACGAAGACCTCGCGGGCGTCGAAGTGTTTCTTTAACGCGCGCGCCGCTGCGCAATTGCAGGGATCGTTTGGCTGGCCGTTCTTGATGTCGGCCGCGCCGATAGTGAACCGAAGACCTCGGTATGAGTTGGAAATCTTCGCGGTGCCAATCTTAATTGCCAAGGAAGCCTCCTTAGGACGTGAGGGTGTGGGAGTTTGGGGTCTTGCACCAAATACGCAGTGCGTAGTAAATAGTCTGCGCGTTTTGTTATAAATTTCAACCCCTAAAGGAATAGGCCCGTGGCCCCCCGGAAGCAAGACATCCTCAGCCGCCTGCGCTCCCACCATGATCAGGGCACCTGCAACGAAGAGCCCCAGATGGTGATCGATGAATACGAGCAGGACCGCCGCGATGCGGCCCGCGAGATCGCTGATCTGCGCAAGCGGTTAGCGGCGGTCTATGCCCTGTCCTCGGGCGACCCCGAAGTGGTCGAGGATCACACCATCGACTACGACGACACCGTCGTGCCGCTGCACAGCTAGTAGCTGCGCTCGCTCATCGGCGTCACCTCAGACTGAGACTGGTCGCCACCACTCAGCAGCCCAGCCGGCATTCCACCTCCAGGCGTCGTGAGCAGCGGTCGCTCACGACGGATCAGGGCGCGCAGCGTTTCCTTCGGGTTCTCGCCGCGCATGATCGAGGTGTAGAGCAATCTCTCATTGTGCATCTGACCGAACGTGCGGTTCGACGGCGTGCCCAGGCCGGTAAGGCCGCCGCCGCCTGCCCAGGCGGCGGACTGAGCCTCGGCCGGCGTGAGGCCACGCTGCCTGCCCAGCTCAGCATAGAAATCCTCGACCGCCTTGTACTCGTTGTCGTTGGGGTCGCTGCGCCACATCGTCGGCTGGTTCACCGCGTCGTCCATGGTCAGCTTGCCCTGGTCGTAGAGCTTCTGCGGCCGGTAGCGGATTTTGTAATTGCCGTCCTTCACCATCGGCTTGCCGTCCTTGCCCATCACCAGCTCGCCGTAGCGCCGCGCCTTGCTGAGGTCGGCGATCTCATCTGGCGTCATCTTGCTGGTGTCGACATCTTCAGCGAATGGGTTGCGCGGCGAGGTCTCATCAATCTGCGTCGCCAGGAAGCGCGGATCGCGCGTGCGCATGACGATGTTCCTGAAGGCGTGCGTGTCGGCCGCGACCGGCTGCAGGTTGCCGCCCAGGTTGGTGCCATAGCTCGGCGGCTTCGGATTTTCGAGCGGATCGTAGCCGCCCCAGTCGCCCTGGTCGGCCGCCATCTTGTCGGCGTTCTGTCGATGCAGCTTCTGCCCGACATGGCCGTAGGGGTAGGGGTTTGATCTCAGGTCAACGAAGTCCAGCCCCGGCTCGCCACCCACCTGGGGGCCGGGGATGCGGCCCTGGTTGACGTAGTAGAAAGACGCGTTGCGTATATTGGTCGGCACGTCGCTGCGCGGCGAAGCGGCCGACTGATAGTCCATATATTTTTGGAATTGCTTGTGCCCTTCGTCGGGCCCCAGCTCCTGAACGAAGGCGTCGTAGAGCGCCTTGTTGTGGTACCACTTGCCGGCGCCCATCTTGGTGCCGGCGTCGATGCTGTCGAGGACGCCCTGGCGCACGTCGTTGCTCACGAGCGCGTCCTGCATGGCCTGCGACACGCCATGGCGCCGGGGGCCGTTGGGATCGTAGCGCGGGATGTCCTCCTGCAGGATACCGGGGATGCGCTGGTTGCCGCTGAGGTCGAGCGGGCCGGCGCCAACGCCGGCCTCCTTCACTTGGTCGAGCGCCGCCTTCGACGCCTTGCTGTACGCGGCGCCCTTGATCGCGTTGCCCTCGGCGTCGAGGTACGCGGGCGTGGTGACCGGCGGCATGTTGTGGCCGATGCCGGCCGGCGCGACATCGAGGTCAGCTCTCGCCACCTGAGGCACGCGGAAGGGCGCGCGCCGGGCGCCGCCAGCGCCCAGCGCCCCAGGCGCCGACAGCGTGCCACCGACCAGGGCGCTGCCCGTGTTCAGCGTGTCAAGGGCGCGCGGCGTCACCGCGCCGGTCTCGGTGCCGGCCAACAGATCAAGGCCACCAAGCAGACCCTGGCGCACCGACGACGGCATCGCCCAGCGCGTCTCGCCGGTCGTCCGGTCACGAGCGAATGGCGCCCACGGCATCCTGCCGTAGTCGGCATTAGGATCGGGCTGCAGATCGCTATAAAGCCCCTGCAGGCGCGGCGGCGCCGTCGTGGCGTCATAGCCTGGGCGTGGCTCTGGTGACGCCAGGAGCGACTTTCCGACGTTCCTGGCGACGTCCCACGGGTAGGGGATGTCGTTCAGCAGGCCACCCGGCTTTTGCCTGAGGTACTCCAGGGCGTCGTCCAGATAACCCATCACTGCCCTCCTGGCGGCGGCAGACCCTGACCCTGCCAGAATTGGTTGAGCAGGCTGGGCGCCGCTGCAGCGTTAGCTGCCGCCGGATCGCGCGCGCCTTGCACCGCTCCGGTGGCGCCCAGGATGCCGGGCACGCTGCGCGCAGCTGGCGGCATCACATTGGGCGGCACGTTGACGGCGCGCGCCGCCTGGGCCATCGGCCGCGCAGCGCCCGCCGCTTCGCCAATCCTGCTGCCGATGACACCGCCGATGCCGGCGCCCGTCGCGGCCCCCGGAAGACCACCGACGCCCAAGCCGAGAAGACCACCGCCACCAGCACCGACGAGGCCGGCGACGTTCTTTGCCCGCGCCAGCTCCATCACCGACCGCTGGAGCCAACCGCTGTTGGGCGGGTTCATCGGCGACCTGCTCTCGGCCATCATCTTCGCCAGCTCGTGGAAGCGCCGCAGCTCAGCCAAATCCTCGCCGCTGAACAGTCGCTGATAGAGCGGCGCCTCGCGCTCACTGAACGCCTTCTCAATCGCCGTCGCCATCTTCTGCGGCGACAGCGTCTTGCCTTCGGCGTCGGTCGTCAGCCGGCGCAGCGCCATCTGCTTGATAGCGTCCTGCGCCTCCGGGTTGTCGGGGAAGACCTTGCTGTTCAGATGATCCATCATCTGCACGGCTTCGCCCTTCGACACCGAATTGCCGAACAGGGTGTTGACCACCGCCGGCCCAGGCTCTGGTCCCGACAGTGCCTTCAGCGCCGCCGTGGTCGCCTTGTCCTGGGTGTCACTGCCACCCGGCGCGAACGTCGACATGCGCTCGGCGTGCGCCGCGCGCGCCGGCTCCAGCAGCGGGTTGAGCGGGCCGAAGTGATCATCGAAAGACTTGACCACTTCCCTGACCGCCGCCGCGTCGGTCGCCGTGCCGCTCTTGTTGGCCTGCTCCTCCAAGATGGTGAGCTGCTTGCGGACGTCGTTGATCTTCGTCCAGTTGACCTCGGCCGGCGAGGTCGACAGGCCGGTCGGGCTCGGCCCCATCATGCGCGGCGCACCCGGCCCTGGCGCGTTCACCGTGGCCGACAGCTGCGCCTCAGGGCTCGCCGGCACGGCCGGCTGGTGGATGATGGCGCCCGGCTCATTGATCGCCACGGGCGTGCGCGTCGCTCCAGGCGGCAGCGCATCGAGCAAGCCGGTCGGGCTGTAGGTCGACTGCGCAGGCGACGTGACATGCGACGGCAGCGCACCGCCCGCCGTGGGCGTGGCGCGCGGCATGCTCTTCGACAAATCTTGGACGAGCTGAAACGCCTTCGTCGCGTTGGGCGTCAGGCTGGCGCCTTGCTCGCCTAGTACGGTGCGGCCGACACCGGTCTGGCTCAGCGCCTCCTTCGTCACGCCGCCGAGCTGGCCGACATGCGTCGCTGGCGCCGCCGTTGGCAGCCCCAGCGCCTCCAGCGAGAAGGGGCTCTTGGCAGCATCGTACAGGTCGTTGACGTTCGCCTTCGCCGCTTCGTCGGCGTCGGCGTAGCCCTTCTTGAGAATGGTGCCGGCGTCGTTGGGTGAGAGCGGCGGCTGGCCCGGCTGCGCGCGCAGCACGCTCTGCGCCTGACTGAGCTGCGCATCCTGGGCCGCGCGCTTGTCGAGCAAGACCTGCCGTGCATCGGCCGTCTTTTCGCTGCCGGGCGCCGCCAGCTTGTTCTCGATGAAGAGATCGCCTCGGTTGCCCAGAGCTTCGCCGCGCGTCAGGTCGGTGTTGAACTCCTTGGCCACGCCCTGGCGCAGCGCGGCCTGCACCGCCTCGGGCTGGCTGAACGTCCGCCGCGCCGCCCGCGTGATGCTCTCACGCAGCTCGGGCGTGAGCTTGCTGGCGTCGATGCCCATCGCCTGGAACGCCGCGTCGGGCAGGCTGCCGCCGCGCAGCGAGTTGAGGTAGCCGGCGAACGGGATCAGCGCCTTGACCATGACCGGCGGCAGGATGGCGCCTATAGCGGTAGAAGTGGCCGCCTTGGCGGGGTCGATCCAGGGGCCGCTACGTCCAGCCGCCTTTGAACCAACGTCCTCCAGCACGCTTTGTGCCCCTCCAGTGAGGGCGCCGACCGCCGCCATGCCGGGCACGCTCACGGGCGCCGCCGCCATCGCTGGCAGCGTCGCCGCCGTGCCGAGCGCCAGACGCCCGGCATCCATGGCGTCGAACTCACCAGGGCGGCTCGTGTAATAGAACTTGCCTTTGTAATCGATGCCGGGGTTGCCGTATTTGTCGTCGTGCTTCGTCGCGCCCGGCAGATGCTCAAGGTAGATTTCCTGGCGCGCCTTCGGGCTGGCGGTCGCCAGCGTGCCGAACAGCGTCGCCGCCTTGCCACCAACCGACAGTCCCTCGTTGCCCTCGGTGTCCTTGCCGTCGTTTAACGGCAGCGCGAGACCGGGCAGCGGCATGCGGCCCGTCGTCGGCGCATCAGGGAACTCCAGCGGGCGCGTGTAGGGCGCATCGTGCAGACCCTGGAAGGGCACCTTGTACGCCGGCTCCTTGGCGTCCTTCTTCTCGGTCGCAGCGCCGGGCGTGACGGTCTTGTACGCGCCCCAACCGTCGTCACCGCCCGTGCTTGCCGCCGGCTGCGCCGGCTGCACCACTTTGAAGTCGTCCCAAGTCGCCATCGTTACCTCGAAAGGATCGCGCCATCACTGGCGCGCTTCACTTGCTTGGCGCCAGCCTTGAATGCCGCCTCTGCCTCTGCCGGCGTGTTCACTGTCGGGATGTTGGCGCTGGTCGTGCCGGGACCGGTCTGCATGCGATTGTTGAGCCACTGATAGGACGAGATGCCCTCGGGCGACAGGCCGAGCTTCGTCTGGTCGATACTGGCGTCGTGACGCAGGATGCGCGCCTGCTGGAGCGGCTGGGCAAGCCGCGCATGCGACTGACCAATCATCGCCTGCATGAGACCGACCTGCTGCGCCGGGGTCTTGCTCGGATCGGAGAGCGGCGCGACCTCAGCACGCACGGCATCGGTGATCTGACCGGAACCAGCGATCAGCTTTTCGGCCTCCTTGGTGTAGTTGCTCATCGCCTTCTCGTACCGTGCGATCTTGCGCTGCAGCTCGGGGTCATCGATTGTGCCCCAGGTATTGCGCGCCTTGTTCATCAGCTGCGCGTACTTGCCGCCGTCGCTGTTCATCAGGTCATCGTAGGCTTCCATCGCCTCCTGGCCGTGCTGCATCGAGGCCGACCAGGGAGCGGTCACGGTCTTGTTCAGGTCGCCAGAGCTGAGCGACTTCTCGAAAGCATTGCGCACGGCGAACGACGTGCCGTTGGCACCAGCGACTTGAGAGGCGAGATCGTTGATATACGGCGCATCAGGATTGCCTCGCGGCAGCGGTGCATCCTCGCCGCGCGCAATGCGCAATGCCCGAACCGCATCCGCATGACGCACGCCCTGCAGCGGCGTCAAATTCAGCCGGTCAACGCCGCCAACATTGGGCTGCGAAGCATCGAACGTATCGTTGCCGCCTGATCCAGCAGCCGGTGGCTTGCCATCCGGCCCCATGAGAATACGACCCGCGCTGTTCATCACCGACCCATCCTTCGTGTAGAACAGGCCGCCGCCCAGTGGTGGCCGGTTGCGCTTCGGGTCGAGGATTTTCTGCACCGTGGCGAAGTCACCCTTATAGGCGGCGGCCTTGGCCGCCATGACCTCGGCCGGCGTCGCCTGCGCCTGCGTCATCGCCTGCTGGAACTCCGGGCTGTCGGCGTACTGGCGCCACTTCGCCGTCTGCGCGAGGTCGGCCTGCTTGCCCTGCATCTCGACTTGGCCGAGCTGCGTCTGCTGCCGGCGCAGCTGATCCTGCGCCATCGCCGACCGCTGCTTGATCATGTCGTCGGGAATGTTGCCCAGCGCCTCGCCTGCGCCCGCCAGATACTTGGCGCGGTCGGCCGGCATCAGGTTGCCACCCGCCGCCACGCCCAGCAGCCCAGCCTTGATCAGACCGGAGTACATCGACTGCCGGCGGTCGGCCTGCGTCATGCCGTACTGGTCCTTGTCGGTGTCGTCGGCCTGGAGGAAATCGAGGAGACCGGCCATCACGTACTCCGTTGCAGTCGTTGCTGCGCGAGCATCTGAAGAAAGTCAGGCATCGGAACACCGGGCTGCTTCGGCACGACCACTTGAGCGTGGGCGGCCTGAACAGCCGGCGCAGGCGTCGTCGCTTGGCCGAGCAGGCCCAGGCCTTCCTTCGTCATCGCCGCGTTCTTGGCCTGCTGCTTGGCCTCGTCATCGGCCTCCTGGCGCGCCGTCTGCGCCGCCAGCAGCCCGGCGTAGGGCGACGAAGACGCGGTAGGCGGCGGCGGCAGCTGCGCGGTAGGCGCCGCCGTGGGCGTGCCGACGCCCTGGCCGGCGTCGCTCGGCTTGGTCGCTGTCGCGTCTTCGCCGTAGCGCGCCAGCATCTGGCCGAGCGTCTCGCCGGGCAGCGGCTTGTAGCCGTTCGCCTCAAGGGCAGCTTGCGTCGCTGGTCCCCAGCGCGCGACGGGAATGTTTTGCGCGACCTGAACCTGCATCTCATAGGGCGCGTTGATCGCCGATTGGTAGCCCGTCTTGTTGCCGCCGAACTCGTTCCACGTGCCGCCCGTGATCTGATAGTAGCCTTGCGCCGGATCGCCACCGCCCTGGCCATAGTTGTTGTTGACGTCGCGCGTGCTGAGCGACTGCGGCACGTTTCGGCCGCCGCTCTCGACGCGCATGATGGTGGAGAGGATCGACGGCGCGCTCACGGCACGAAGGTCCCATCAGCCGCCATCTGGCCCGACAGCTGGTTCCAGAACGGCGTGTTCGCCGGGTTGTTGGACTGGGCGACGGCGTTGCTGTTGTTCTTGTTGAGCAGGCCGAACTGACCGGCGAGACCGGCGACGGTCGCCGCCGTGCCCAGGCCGCTCAGCATCGGATTGGTCGACGGGCCGGGGCCGGTCGTCTGGCTGGTCGTGCCATAGGGCGAGCCCGACAGCGCGCTCTGCCTGATCTGCAGCTGCTGCAGCGGGTATTGCTGCTGCTCGGTGTAGTACTGGCGCGCCGCGTCGAGCTGCGCCTGCTGCTGCTGCTGCAGCGACTGCTGGCCGACCATCGCGTTCTGCAAGCCGGTGAGGTAGGCGTTCTGTCCCTGCGTCGCGAGGTTGCCGAGCTGGTTCGCCATCTGGCCCTGGAACTGGGCGCCGAGCAGGCCGTACTGCTGGTTGTTCTGCTGCGCCGTCAGGTTGCGCGTGATGTCGCCAGTCGCCGCCGTCTGCGCCTGATTGAAGTTCTGGCCCCACAGTTGCGCGCCGAGCTGCCCGGCCTGGAGCGCCGACTGCGCGTTGGTCACGCCTTCGGCAACGCCCTGGCGCGAGCCGCCGAAGGCTTTGTTCGCCGCCGCCTGATCGCCAATCTGATTGAGCCCTTGCATACGCTGCTGATTGAGCAGCTGCATCGACGGGTCGATGACGGACTGAGTAAAAGGGTTCATGTACGGCTGGAGGCTCGTACTCGCCAGCGACTGCGGGCTGATCATCGACGGGTTGTAACCCATCAGCGCGTTCGTCTGATTTTGCGCCGCCTGATACCAAGGCTGCGTCGAGCCGACGTTGTTCTGCAGGGCGTTGATGTCCTGCACCATGCCCGGCGTCTGATCGGCGACGCGCTGGCCGGGGTAGGGCGGCATGAGGTTGTACGACGCCTGGGTGGCATCGCCGTAATTCCACATCGCAGCGTTCTGCATCCAGTCGGGCAGTTGCTGCTGCTGCGTTTGCGTCTGCGTACCGCCGCTGCCCTTGTTGGCCAGCAGCGTGCTGCCGATACCGGCCGCCGCCGTGACGCCAGCCGCCGCGATGATGCCGGACATACTCTACTCTCCTGTAACCAAGAACTCGTGCTTGCCGACGGCGGTGAGCGGGATCAGCAGGTCAACCTCATCGGTGAACGCCTTCTCCGCTTCCTCGATGGTCGTCGCCGTGGTCGCGAAGACCATCGACACTGCGAACTCGCTCTCGGTGATGCACGCGCACTTGCGCCCGGCGCTGCCGGGCAAAACGCTGTAGCCCTGGACGTGGATGACCTCCTCGCCCGTGTAGATTTTTCCTTCGCCCATCGTGATCAGCACGGTCGGGCCTTTGATCAGCACGGCCGCGATGGCGGTGTCGGGCGGCAGGCGCACCGTCCGCGTGTACATGCCGCCGTGCAGCAGGTGTTCAGTGACGAACGGGATTTGCGGCAGCTGCAGCAGCATCTCGCCAAAGCGGCGCACGCGGTCGATGGCCAGCTCGCTCGACGGCTTGAGGCGCGTGTGCAGGGGGATGATGTCATGCACGGGTCTTCACCGTCGCCGTGACGACGAGCGCGCCAGCATCGCTGACGGTGACGTCGTAGTTGGTGCCGTTGGGCGAGCGCAAGATGATGCGCGGCGCTTCCTCGTCTTTCGCGGTCGCTTGGTTGAAGTAGGCGCGCAGCTGTATCAGTAGCAGATTGAAAAAGCCGGGCGTGTACTGCATCGGCGCGACCGGGAACTGAGTGTTCATCGGTTGCCTCCACCGCTGACATCGAGGCGCAGCAGGCCGACTTCGAAGATGTCATCGACGTTGCCGACATAGCGAACGCGCGCTTCACGCGCGTTCACCCGCACGTCGGTGTAGCCATCGAGGCGCGGCGTGTAGGGACCGAACACGCGCTCGTTGCCGTCCGGTGCGTACTGCCCGTAGAACTGCAGCTTGACGCTCTGCTTGCGCTCATCAGTGGCGAGCAACGCCTGCTTGATGTCGACCACGTTGCTGCCCGGCGAGATGCCGAGCGCGCCGGTCTCCAGCCAGCGATTGCCGAGGATCGGGATGCCGGCGTTCGTCCAGCCGTTCTCGTGTTCGAAGATCGTGCCGGTGGCGTCGCCCATCAGCGGCAGGCGCAGCGGGCCGCTGCCGACCATGGCGCTGCGGCTGAGGTAGCCCCAGGCCCACCAGCCCTCAAGGTAATTGTAGATCATGTAGCGGTCGCACTCGATGGCGTTGAGCGACGGCCAGAACATCCAAATTTCGGGATACCGCCCGTTCGATGATGCGTGCGTGCGGTAGCGGCCCCAGGTCTGCGAGAAATCGATGACGACGTCGTTGTAGAGCGGGCATTTGATCGGGTTGACGACGCCCGAGCCGTAGACATGCGCCGCGCGCATCGACAGCCACATCGCCTGACCGCCGAACGTCGCCACCGAATACGGGTGGTACATCGGCATCTCGCCGATTTTCTGAAAGCCATAGATGTACGGCGAGGCGACGTAGGTGCCGAGGAAGACCTCGGTCTGCGTGAACAGCAGCACGCCCTCACGCACGTTGACGATGAAGTTAAGCGGCGACGTGCACTTGAGATCGAGGAAGCCCGCCGTGTTGGTGACGCTGCTGAAATCCCAATCATCGAGGGTCTCGCGGCTCGCCCAGGCGACGCGGTGCGGGTAGTACACGCCGCCGATGGTCGGGCCGACGATCATGACGTGGCGCTCGTCGGTGACGGCCACAGCATTGGCCAGCGGCATCGGCGGCGCACCGGACACCGTCGAATTGGGGATGACGATGGGCGCCACGTCAGGCGTCGCGGCAATGTAGTGGAAGAGACGATTGTCGCGGCTGCTGAGCAGCAGCACGTCCTCGCCCCAGTTGCTAAACGACCACAGCGCATAGCTGGGCGCATAGGCGGTGCTGACGCCGGGCGCGCGCGGCGTGCCGTAGTTGTCCATGCCGTACGGGCCGGTGCCGTAGCCACCGGCCAGGGTGATGACGGGCGGCACGATGCCGGAAGGCGTGATGTCGAGCCAACCGCCAGCAAAGTCAGCGTAGAGCTTGGTCTCGGTGCCGACCAGGGTGCTGGGCGTGTCGTCGTTGGTCCGCCAAGTGAAAATCCGGCGGATGGCATCGGCCAGGGGCGCCTCGGTCTTGCGCACCCATCCGCCAATCGGTCGCGCGCTGTCGCTCTGCCAGCGCATCAAGTTGCAATCCCAGAAGCTGCGCGGCGTGTCGTAGGGCGAGCCGTTGCGCTCCAAGCCGGCCGGGATTTGAACGGGCATGAGCTTCATGGCTACAGCGCGATGATGCAGTCGCAGACGATGGTCGGCTGCGTGTTGGTGACGGTGGCAGTGCCGCCGTTCAGGGTGCCGCTGGCAGTGCCGCTGCCCGAGCCGCCGCCGCCCAGTGAACCACTGACCTGCACCGGATCGCCCAGTCGCGCGTAGCCACCGGTCGCGCCATCGGCGGTCGTCGTCGCGCCGACGATGCTACCGTTCAGCACACCGCTGACGGTGACGCTGACCGAGGTGGTGACACCCATGCTGCCGCTGACGCTGACGCTGGCCGCCTCGGTCGGTGAGCCGCCGACCGCGCCCTTGGTCGTGCTGGCGATGCCGCTCGGGCTGAGGATGCCGCGATTGGTACCGCTGAGATCGTCGCGACCCGCCGCCACGCGGCCGCTGTGGTCGGGCAGGGTGAGCTGCTTGTTGGCCGCCCAGTCGGCGGCGGCGCTGGCGCCGCGCCCACCGACCACGCCGAAGTTGAGCAGCCACAGATTGGTGAAGAGCGGCAGCGTGTCGTCGTTCGCCCGCTCGGTCGCGGCCGACGCCGCGCTGCCGATGGTCTTGCCGGCCGCCCAGACGAAGCCGGGCGGAAGGCTGGCGTAGTAGCCGTTGAGCTGCGTGCCCGTGGGCATGCGCGCCAGGACATCGGCCCTAAGCGCAATCTGGCCATCCTGATCGGGCGCCGACAGCGTGCGCGTCGTGCCGGTCGTGATGCCGCTGGCGTCGAACTCCAGCACCTTGGTGTTGTCGGTGGTGTCGGCGATCTGCAGCGTGCCTTCGCAGAACAGGGTCTGCGTGGCGCCGATATGGATGCCGACGCCCGTGCCCAGGCCGGTCGCCAGGAACACCGCGTCGAGCAGGTCGAGGTCGTTGTTGAGGCCCGCCGTGCCACCCCAGGTGTCGAACGCGGCGCCGACTTCCGGCTTTCTGAGATTGAGGTTGGGAGTAAAACTATCCGCCATGGGTGCCCCTCGTTGACGGTCGGTCAACGGGGAACCGGGCGGCCCTATCCCGTACTACGACCATCGTACGCTTCGCGACAGAGGTCGTCTACTGGGCCACCACGATGCGCACAGTGCAGTCGTGGCCGCTGGTGTCGACATCCTCGATGGTGAGCGGCGGCGTCAGGGTGACGTCGATGGGCCCCTTGGCCAGCACCGTCTTGCAGTTGGGCGCGTTGGGCATGTCGACCCACGACCGGGTGAGGCTCGCCGCGCCATTGCCCTGCGCCAGCAGGTAGAGCTGCGTCGAGCTGTTGCCGACGGCCTTGCAATCCGAGAGCCGGCTGAAATTCCGGGCGTAGATCGCCATGTCCTCGCCCAGGTGAATGCTGCCCTCGGTCGCCGCCTCGGCGCAGTTGTTCTCCAAGGTGACGTCGAACGCGAGATCGAGACCGCCCAGGGCGCTGATGCCGTTGCCCTTGTTGCGGCCGATGTAGGCGTGGGCGATGCGGATCGGCGGCTCGCGGTAGGTCACATCGGCGGTCGCCGAGATGCCATAGCCGCACTGGGAAAACGTGCCGCCGATGATGCGGATGTCGCTGTTGATCCCCTGGCCGACGTTGCGCACCTCGACCCCGGCGTTGCCACAGTCGAGCGCACCACAGTTGCTCACCATGGTTTCGAAGACGCAGCCGGCGAGCTGCAGGCCCGAACCCAGGCAGGCCTCGGTGTAGACGTTGCTGATCGTGCCGGCGTACATCGCCGAGCTGACGTAGGGGTTCTCCAGCACCAGCCCATTGCGGCAGGCCTGCTCGCCCGACAGCCGGATGTTGCGGAATTGAAAACCGCGAAACTGGATGCCGTTCTGGGGCAGCCTGATCTTGAGCATGTCCTGCTCGGGATCGCCGAAGCCGCAGATCAGGCGGGCGCCCTGCATGTCGAGGCCGCTGCCGATGGCGTGGTGAGGAACATCGATGCACACCGGCTCTGGCAGCGTGACATCGCCATCGCGCCACACGAGGCATTCGCCGCTGGTGATGGCCGTGGTGAGTTGGTCGATGAAGCTCATGCACCTCTCCCTAGACAATGCCGTTGAAGGTCCCGCTGTCGTTGATGGTCAGGCATTCGTAGCGAGGCTCGGTCGAGGGCGGGATCGCCCGACCGACATGCACCCAGGTCGCGCCGCCGCCGCTCTCCTTGATGAGCTGGTCGATCTCCAGTTCGTGGAGGTGGCCCTGCAGCAGGTTGCAGACTTCGGTGACGCTGCCGTACGCCGGGATCGTAAAATCAGCGGCACACCCGTACAGGTGCGCCGAGTTCGACGCGCCGCCGACCAGGGCGTTGACCGCCGGGCTGCGATAGCCCGACGAGATCACCACCGGGTTGTCGCCGCACAGCGTGCGGATTTGCTCCAGGGTGTCGTTGCACAGCGCCTCAAGCGCATCGACATCAGCGGCCGGCGGGTCGTTGCTGAGACCGTTGGCGTCGGCGGTCTCGCTGTAGATCATCTCGGCCAGCGTGAAGTGGGGCGACAGGTTGCCCTCGGGCAATGGCTCGGGCGCCGGCTGATCACCCTGCAGCAGCACAATCGCCGCCTGGGCGAGACCCATGTTGTCGTCGTAGAGGTCGAGCTGGCCGGCGGCCAGCTCCTCCAGCCAGTCGACAACCTCGGCCTGCGAGTAGGTCGTCATTTCGCCTCCTCAAGTTTTTTGCGAACGACCGCGCAGTCCTCGACCACCGAAAAATATTTGCCGTCGGTCAGTGCGATGACGCAGCGGATGCCGGGCGCGATAACTTGGTTGGGCATGGGCACCGGCCGGCTTTCACGGGTCGGGTGCAGTTGGGTGATCTGCGCCGGGTTGACGCTGATCTCGAAACCATCGACCGAGTGCAGCACGATGAGGTAGGTGGCGGCCGGCAGCAGGTTCACAGCACGCCAGCCGGCAGCCGCATCAGGATGACGATGAGGGCGATGATGGCGATCACCGCCATCAGCAGGTTCTTGAGCCACGACGGGCCACCCGGCGGGAACGGCACGAGGTAGATCACCCAGCACACGATGACGACGACGAGTAGAACGATCAGGGCGAAGATCAGGATGTTCACGTTCGCCTCCCTAGAAAGATTGTTTGGGTCGAGCGACCAAACCGGAGCGCGGGCGTAGCGACGCCTCGCTCTCCATGCGGATGCCTTCGACCAGGGCAGCGCGCAGCTGCGCCCAGCTCGCCAGCCGGTCGTCGTCCTTGAGGTACGGCGCCGACTGCATGAGGACGCTGTAGAGGTAGAGGTCGGGCGATTTGGCGAGCAGCCAGTTGGTCGTGTTGATCGCGCCCAGGCTGGGGATGCGCTGGTAGTAGACCATGTTGAGGTCGACATCGTTGGCCGGCGCCGGCACCAGCTCGATGGCGTTGCCGATGATCGTGTAGGCGAAGGGGACGCCATTCCACGTCATGACGGCCTCGGCCTTCACGTCGTTGCTCTCGCGCTCGCTGATGTAGCGCAGCGGCGGCCCTGGCGGGCCGCCGGGCGCGATCACCAGCGAATAGTGTTCCAGCCAATCGGGCGGCAGGTCGACGTTCTCAAGGTTCGACGTGGTCGTGGCGCGCACCATCATGTCGCGCACGCGCAGGTCGCGATTGAACTGCGCCTCGGTCAGCGTGACGAACGCCGGCAGCTGGTCGGTCAGATCGGCGCGGTTGAGCCAGTCGGCCGACGCCGCCAGCAGGCTCGTGTAGTCGACAATCTGGACCGCCATCACACGGCACCGGGGTGCGTGCGGAAGGCACGGTTGTCAGGATCGTTGAGCCACCGCTTGAGCCGCACCGGGTCATCGAGGATGCCCTGCTGCTGCAGCTCCAAATACAGCGTCATCGGTACCGAGGCGACGCGCGTCATGCTCTCGCCGTGGCGGCCCTTGGGCTCGTTGTAGAGCCGGCGGTTCCAGTCGATCAGCGCATCGACGTTCTGCTCTTGGCTGTAGCGGAACGTATCGTCGCCTTCGTCGTAGTCTGAGTACTGCGCCGTGCCCGTGAGCGGGTCGACGCCGAGCAAACGCCTCGTCATCGATCCCTCCTCTGGAAAAGAGGAGGTGGGCGTACGCTACGCTGCCCACCTCCAGTGAAAACTCCCCGTGCGTGGACGGGGAGCCCCCAGAAAAGGATCAGGTGAGGTCAGCGATGGCCGACCACGACTTCTCGGACTTCATGCGCACGCCCCACTCGGCGAGGATCATGCGCTTCTCGCTATCACCGGTCTTCGCCATGACCTCGGTGCGGAAGGGCCGCAGGTAGGCCAGCGAGACGTACTCAGGGTCGCCGACGTAGACGATGCTCAGCGGCATGAACCGGTCGATCACGACCGCCACCGTTCCGAAATCGCCAACGTAGAGATCGGCCGCGCCGATGATCTGGGCCTGCTTGCCGGCCGGCACGTCGCGGTAGCGCGTGGCGATGCCGGCGAACGCCGAGAACGCCACCTTCTGCGTCGCGTTCATGAACGCCGACTTGGGGTCGCCACCCTGCGACCACACCGCCTGCATGCCCGACTTGAGCAGTGCCTCGGTGAAGGCGCGCGAGGTTCCCGGCACGGCGGCAGTGCCCGGCGTGCCGTTGCCATTGGCCGCCGACATGATCGGCGCCACGCCGGTCGCGCCCGGCAGGTAGTTGGTGATGATCCACGCGCCCATGCCGGCGGTCTTACGCGCGACGGTGTTGGAACCCGCGACACCAATCTGCAGACCGGTGACGGCGGTCTCCATGTCGCGCTTCATTTCGCTCGCCGCCTTGCTCAGCTCGTAGGCGAGGTAGCTGCGCATGCCGGCCTTGTCGACCGCTTCGAGGGTGCCGGTGACGGCGACGATCTTGCGATTGATCTGCGTGTAGTTGTTCACCCTGGTCGTCGGCGCGCGGAGGTCGACGGTGCCGACAATGTCGTCGCCTTCCAGCACCGGGTTGTTGGCCGGCGTGGCGAGGCCGTCAGTCTGCCATTCGAAAAGGGTTTGCTTGGCCGTGTCACGGCCAGCGTTGCTCATCATCGGGCATTCGACTGGAGCAATGTTGTAGATCATGTTCGAAAGGTCTTCACGCACGGCGCGGGTCGCGTCGTATCGCGTGAACGTGTTGGTAATCAACGCCATTGGTACGCCCTCAACTCAACAGATCAGATGATCTGCTCAAACACCTTGGCCGCATCATCGATACGACCGCTCTTGGCGAGACGTTGCTGAGCCGCATTGAGCCGAGTGATGTTGGCACTCGCGGGTGCTGCGCCGGCAGTAGCGACCCTCGGTCCCCTCGCCACGACAGGCTGGGGCTTTTTGGCCATCAGCTCGTCGTAGAGGCGCGCCTTGTTCATGAAAACGATGGCGCGCGGATCGTAGGCCTGCGCGATCTCCTCGGGCGTGTAACCAACCTTGCGCGCGTACTCGACTATTGCGCCTCGGTCGGCCTCCCAGACCTTCTGGTCCCTCCAGGCCGGGTTGAGGTCGAGCATTCTGGCCCGGCCATCAGCCACGATCTTGGCGAGGTTCTCCGCATTCTGCTTCTGCTGCAGGGACTGCAGGCGTTGCATTTCAAAATTCGCCGCAGCGATCTTGTCCTGCTTGTCGCGCCATTCGTCGCGCTGCCGCGCATATCCAACCGGGTCGTTCCTGTACACCTCTTCCCAGTTGGGCTCCTGGGGCTGCAACGCCTGCAGCTGGTCCCTGAGTGCCCCAAGCATGGTGGCGTAGGTCTGACGCTCTTCCTTGACCGCGTCTGCGTGCTTACCAAGCTCACGTCGCTCGTTCGCCAGCTCGGCGGTCTTGCGGGTGTAGTCACCCCACCGCTGGTAACCCTTGGCGGCCTCTTCAAGAGTGATCTGCTCAGTCTTGCCGTCGACAGTGACGGTGATGAGCTGGTTCTTGTCGGCGGTCGCTTCGGCATCATCATCGGTAGCGGTCGCCTCTGCTTCGCCCGCATCCGATTTGTCTTCGGTGGTCTCTTTGGGCTCGGCTTCGGCAGCAACGCCCTCGCCACCTTCGGTGTCGGGGGCTTCCTTGTCGGCCGTGTCGGTCGCTTCCTGATTTGCTTCGCCTTCGCGAAAATCGAGGAGAGCTTCCATCCTGACGGCCGCTTCCTCCAGGCTGGGGCCTTGGGGGGCCGGGTCAGCTTTGGTGGTCGGCATTGGGATCATACTCCTGCTGTACGGGTTCCGTAAACAGCCCGGCGATCCTGGGTACGCTGGGTCAGCTTTTTCATTGCCTCGGCGTCGCGTAGGGCTGCCTCCAGCTGCAGGACGGCCTGCAGCAGGCGCCAGCACTCCTCGCGCTCCTTGGTGTCGTGGCTCGTCATCCAGCTGGCGACCTGGGTGGCCTGCAGCTGCTGGAAGACGGCAATGCCGGTCGGGCTGGTGAAGAACGCCCGCACCTCTTCGATCTGATCGTCACTCAGCACTGGGCTGCTCCTTCTTGGCCTGGGCGGCGAGCTTGGCCGCCTCGGCCTTCTGGTCGACGGTCATCTGATGTTTCGCCAGATCGGCGTGCAGCTCGCGCACGTGCGCCTCTTCCTCGCGGTCGAGGCTCTCCTTGTGCTGGGCCAGTTCACTGATCAGCCGGGCGCGCTCCAGCTCGGCTTCGGTGTCGCTCGACGTCACTGCCGTGCCGTACTGAAGCTCCAGGCCCTGCAGCCGGATCACCGCATCGAGGCGCGCTTGATCGCGCTTCTGCTGGTCATCGAGCTGCATTTGCTCGCGCTTGAGCTGGGCGTCGATCTGCTGCTGCTGGGTCTTCTGCTGGGCATCGATCTGTTGCTGCTGCTGGTCGAACTGCAGACGGCCCTGGTCGAGCTGGAGCTGCTGCTGCTTCATCTGCAGCTCGCCTTGCACCTTGGCCTGCTGCGCCTGGGCGACAATCATATTCGGGTCGGGCGGCGGCTGGTGCTGCTGCGCGGCCTGCGAGATTTGCTGCACCGTCTGCGTCGTGACCGGCGCGAAGAACTGGTCGACGTCTTTGTAGCCGAGCAGCTCGGTCATCTTGGCCAGGGTGTTGCGGTAGCGGTCGAGCGGCGCCAGCGGGTTGACCACGCCGCCCATGTTCTGCATCGCCGCTTCCTGCTTGGTGGCGATGCCGTTCAGCGCCATCAGCCGGTCCTGATCGGTGCCTCGGCCGAGGGCGACGTGCACCAGCACATCCATGTCGGCGTCCCAGATGCGCGGGTCGACCGAGACCCACTTGCCGCGCAGGCGCATCATGCGCGGCTGGTCTTGGTTGGCGCAGACCAGCTTGAGGATGCCCTTCATCATCGGTTTGAGGCCGTTTTCGGCGAACAAGCGGGCCGTCATCTCGGTGCGCTCCTGGGCGCCCTGGATGGTGGCATCGACGCCCGACTTGGTCGTGCTTTGCAGCACATCGGGATCGAGGCCGGCTGACGCCGGCACGATGCCGGTGCGCTTCGCCTTGACCTCATCGAGCCACGCCAGGATCGGCATGGCCTCGCGGCCGACGAAGGTGGTGTTGAACTCCTGCGCCATGCCGGGCGCGCGCATGCGGATGATGGCGCCGGTCTCGACGTTCATGACGTCATCCATATTGACTTGGCCTTCGACCACGGCGGTGCGCGGGTGGATCGACTGGGCGAGGCTGTCGAGCATGTTGCGCACGACCGCCGACATCAGCATCTGCAGGTCCATGGTCTGATCGGCGACTGAGCCGCCGATGATCATGTGCGGTTCCGGGTCGCAACAAAGGATCGCCATCGGCACGTCGTTGGTCACTTCGTCGTGCAGCACGGTGTTGCCGACCATGCAGACGCGGCGCCGCTCGGCGATGCCGTCGCCGTCCTTGTCGATCAGGATGTAGCTCTCGACGTAGACGACCTTGGTGGCGCTCTCGTCGTTGATGTCGAAGGTCTGGCTGAAGGCGTTGATCGCCGGGTTGCGGACGGTCGCCTCGTAGTTGGTCATGAAGGTATCGCCCAGGCCGCTGATCTCCTTCACGCGGTCGAAGTCGTAACCCATCTTCACCAAGTCGCTGTAGGTCTTGAGGCTGCGGTGGGCGACCAGCGGCGAGGTCGCGATGTCGCGACCGGCGCGCGCCACGAGCAGCTCCTCGACCGGCACGCACTCGACCTTGACGCGGTTCTTCTTGCGATGGCGCCGCACGCGCACGTCGTGCAGGCGCGGTGGCTTGATCGGGGCCGGCGGCTCCATCGCCTCGGGCGACATCGCCATCGGCGTTGCCGGGCCTGCCGTCAGACCCTGGCCAGGAGGCGCTCCTGGCGGCATGGCACCCGGCGGCGGGCCAGCCATCGGCGGCGCTCCAGGCGGCCCGCCTGGGCCGCCTGGAGGCATGCCAGGAGGCGGCATAGCCGGCGGCGGGGGCATCGGTGGCGGCGGCGTCCAGCCGGGCACCGGCCGGCTCTTGTGCTCGATGATGTCGGTGTCGGGGTCGCTGTGCAGCAGCTGCATCTGCCCGTCATCGAGATTGGTGAACGAGTACTCGCTGATCTCGATGCTGTCGTCCCACCACCACTTCAGCACGCCCGACTTGCGCACCAGCGCATCCTTCATGGCGTTGTAGAGGATCGAGAAGCCGTCGTTGTCGTTGTAGAAAATGTAGTTGATGAAATCGGTCGCCTGCTCGGCCATCTCGACCTTGTCGGCGGTGCGCGGCTCGAACGACGCGACCTGCTCCGAGCTGCAGAAAATCCGCAGCAGGCTCGGCATCTGCGCCAGCACGGCATCGCGCACTTCGGTCATGACGATCTGGCTGCGCCCGGCCTCTTCATTGCCGAAGGCGTCGCCACGATAGAACGAGGTCGCGTCGGCGCGCTGGCGCGCGACCCATCCGTCGATGTAATCGACGGCGTCATCGACGGCTTGCTTGACGGCGGCAGCGAACTGCTCGTCGTCCATCGGGGTCGGACCGTTGTCCGCCCCTCGGTCGGCATCCAGATTGGTCGGATCAGGCTTGCCGGTTACTGCATAGACATTAGCTTCGGCCATGTACGCGGCCTTTCAAAAAACGCTAGAGCGAGAGCAGGCCCTTCTTGGGTTTGGCGATGCCGATGGAGCCGGTCGCCACGCCAGGAGCGGGCTGGGTTGGTGCGGTGGGCGAGCGCGCGATGGCCGGTGCAGCGGCGCGCTGGCCGCGCGCCTGGGCCGACTTGGTCGCGGCTTTCTTCACGCTCGCCATCTGTGCCGGCGTGCGCGGCATGCCAGTGCCGGGCGACATGGTGTAGGTGGCGTTGCCCAGCGCATTGCGCGGCGTGTTTTTGTCGGCGCTTTCGAAGGCGCCCATCATGTCGAGATGCGCTTGATGGTTTTTGTTGAGTGCCATGGGTTCCTCCTAGCTGGGCGTCCAGGGTGCGGTCGGTGACGTGGTGATCGTCCAGTCGATGGACCTGCGCTCGATGATGCGGATGCGCCCGTCCTCGGTGAGGCGGATGCGGCCATCCTCGGTGATGCGCGTGGTGTCGTTGCCGGTGGCGCTGACATCCCACACGCCGGTCGGGTGAAGGTCGGGGGTCCAGCTCATGGCGAGCCCCACACGCTGAACGTGCCGCTGGCGATGTTGCCGCTGCTGAACGACAGGCGCAGGCCGGTGATCGCCTCCAAAGTGACGCGATTACCTTGGATCGACCAGCCCGTATAATTCGTGCCATCTCCTCGCAGATATTGCGATTGAGCGAGAACACCCTTGGTGTTTGAAGCTCTTATATTGGGCACCTTGAAGTAGCCCTTGATGCCCATGCCCGCCGTGTTGGCGACCCGCAAATTGGCCGAGCCATAATCCAACAGGATGCTACCCGTGAGACCTGCGTTTCCGCTCGTGTTGCTCTGGAAGGTGTTGCCCGCCGATTGGGCACTATTCCCGATGAGCACCCAAGAATAATGCCCAGACGTTGCATCGAGCACGCCGGTCGCGCCGTAAAACTGGAAGTACAGATCGACATCGTTGGTCACCGGCAGCAGATCGAACGTCACCTCCAGATCGTTGATGTCGCCCGGCAGGTTAGCGGGCAGCAGGTCGACGCTCGCCTGCGCGCTCGACACCACGGTGCGCTGGAGCAGCCGCCAGCCGAGCTGGCCGGGGTCGCCCTGCGGGCCTTTGATGCCGCTGATCGGGAAGGCGGCGAACCAGAAAGACGAAACAGTCGTGGCGGCATTGGCGTTGACCGCATAGTCGAAGTAATCGGTGCCGTTGGCATCGACGATGGCCGTGCCCTGCGGATCGCCAAAATAGTTATTCGTCGCCGGAGTTTGAATGGCTGTGCCCGTAAAACCACCGGCCAAAGTCACACCGTTCTTGCGCAGCCAAAGCTGCACCAATGTCGGACCGCCCGGTGAGCCGAAAGTACCGCTGGCCATCAGAAGATAGCGACCGGCCGGTGGCGTGTAGCGTCCCGTGCTGGTGCTGTACCAGCCACCCGCGTTGCCCGAATAGATTGTGTTGGGAATGAGCTGCGTCGTTACACTGGCACCCAATGCAGCCGATGCATTGTTGTAGGCGTGGAAATCGCCGCCGCTGCTGGTGACCTGCTGCGCCACCCACATGCCGGGCGTCGACTGCCAGCGATAGACGACACCATTCGGCGCGGCGAACAGCTGGTTGGCGGTCGGGCTGGCGGGGAAGTCGATGGCAGCGATGGGAGCCTCCCTAAACCGTAGCCCAGCTGTCGCCGCGCTTGATGTTCGAGATCATCGTGCGCGTCACGCCATACTGAGTAGCAATCTCTCGATGCAGCCGGTGGTCCCGCCTGATCCGCAGAACCTGCGTCGCCGTCAGCTTGGCTCGACCGTTGTGCTCGCCGTCGCGACGATCCAGCCGACCCTTCCGCATCTTGTCATCGACATTGTCTTTGTTGGTGCCGAGGAACAGGTGCGTTTCCTCGCCGCAATTACGAACATCGCAGGTGTGGCAAACGCACAAGCCGACCGGGATCGGTCCTTTGCGTGCGCGCCAGATAATTCGATGAACACGATCAGGCTTTCGCTCTGGCCCCATCATCCAGCCGTACCCATCCTTGATCGCGCCCTGCCACAGCAGCAGGCATCCCGTTGCAGGATCGCGTTTGCTGCGAGCCAGAATGCGGTTCAGGTAAATGTCGATGGCGGCCATCAGGCGATCCTCACGGCGGTGATCGAGGTCATTTTGTCGTTCATCGAGGGCGCGAAGGTCGTATTGACCAGCGGCGCACGCAGCGCATTGCCGTTGCCCGCGTTACCGGCGACAAGCAATGTAAAGGTCGTGGCTGCCGTGAGAGAAACAATTGCTTCGAGCGTTACAACGCACGCTTGATTTGTCGCTGGCCCCAATGCCTCGCCAGAGGCGACGACACTGGTCCCATTGGAAATAGCCGCTGAGTACAACACCGAGGCGCTCACGCTGCCTAGGCATGCGGTTGCCGAAATTTTCCAGGTTTGACCGGAGCCGCCAATCGACCCTGTATTGACGATGGCAGTCGGCGTAGCGGGAATGGAAGAAACCGCCACATTGGCGCCGGTCAGGAACGTCGTCTTGCAGCCGGGATCGGCACCGGGCACCGCTGTCGTCGTTGCAGGCGATGCAGGCACCCACTGCGAGCTGTTGCCGTCGTTGTAGTAGATGAACATCTGGCCGGCTTCGCTCGACCACCACAGCTGATTGGCATTCGGTGATCCAGGCGGCGTGGTGCCGACGCTGATCGATGCGCCCGAAGCAATCGCTGCGGCGACGAAGGCGGTGGTGGCGACCTTGGTGGTGTTGTCGCCGGGCGATGGCGTGGTCGCCGATTTGTTGGTCAGCGTCTGCGTTGCCGTCTCGCCGACCAGACGATCCCAGCCGGTGGTGCCGTTGTTGTTGTAGTAGGGCAGGCCGGGCGATGCGCCGTTGAGGTAGATCGAGCCGTAGCGACCGAACGTCGAGAAGGTCGGGTTGCTGAGGCCGGCATAGACGCCGATGTTGCCGCCCGCGCCGTTGCCCAGCGTGTAGGCGAAGTAGTCGGCACCATTGGTCTGCAGCGGCAGCGCGCCCAAGGTGTTGGTGTAGCCGCCGACCTGCAGATCGCCGGCTCGGTCGATGACGATCAGGTTGGTATTGGCGCCGACGCCGCCTTTGACGCGGAACAGGGCGCCCGAGCCGCCGGCCGTCTGGTCATCGACGTTGATCGACAGCACATCGATGGCGGCGCTGCTGTTCAGCGTGCCATGGGCAGCGAAGACTGGCGTCTGCGTGGCGCCCGTGACGGTGAGCTGGCCGGTGGCGCTCGGATTGTTGATCGGCAGGAAGCCGGTGACCGGCGGGATGGCGGCGATGGCTGCCTGGACGAAATTAGTCGAGGCCGCCTTGGTGCTGTTGTCGCCCGTCGTCTGGTTGCCGACGTTGGGATTGGTCATGGTCGGCGCGCCGCTGAACACCAGGGCGCCCGCCGTGCCGGTTTCATCCGTCATCGCCGCCGCGAGGTTGGCCGAGGTCGGGTTCTGCAAGAACGCCAGGATGCCGGCGCCGTAATTGACGCGGATGGCGTCGGCGAGCTGCTGCACGGTGATCGAGCGGCTGCTGCCGGCCTGATTGGCCTCCAGCTGGTCGGTGGTGTGCGCCTGGGTGGCGACGTCCAGCTCGCTGATCTTGGCAGTGGCGCCAGCCATCAGACGATCCCCCGAATAGACCGCTGCAGGGGCTTGCCCTTGACCCAGAAGCTCGCTCGGCCGCCGACCAGGGCGGCGGCCCCGGCAAACGTCAGGCACAGCGCATCGGCCACGTCTGGGCTTCTGAGACCGCGTCGCTTCATGTCGACCTTGGCTTCGACCTTGAGCTTGCCGTTCGACATGAACGAGTAGGTCGGCCCGACCAGCTCGCCCCGGAACTCCTCGTCCTTGGGCAGACGACACGCCCGCTTGCTGAGCCAATCCTTGAGCGTGAGCCACAGCTCGTCGCGCAGTTTGGCCGCCGTCGGGTTCATCGCCGACATCTCGGCGACGTTGACGTCGCGCACGTTCATGCCCTGCTCACGCAGGCGATCCGCAACACCAGCACCCAGGCCAATGCTGTCGACCATGATCTCAGCCGGCTGATCGATAGACGCCTCGTGCATCACCCGACCAACCGTCGCCATCAAATCCTGGCCTGACCAAACCTTGTACTCGAGAACCACATTGCCCTGGCGCTTGAGCAGCACCGTCCGGTCATCGCCAAAGCGCGCCACGTCCAACCCGTAGACCAGCGGCTCCGTCCCATCGAGAACCACATCCCTCGACATCGCCGCATCGACCAGCTCGGCCGGGATCAGCACGTCGTCTTCCCGCGTCGGGAAATCGCCCAGCACACGCACCTGATAGCGCGGGCTGCCCTCGCCATACTGGTCGATCACCTGCTGGACAAAATCCGGCTCGACCAATCGACTGCCAATGCAGCTCACATGCATGCGGAACCAGCGATGCGCCAGACGATGATGCGTGTCGAAAAACAATCCGGTGTTGCGCGTCGGGTTGCTGATCAAAATCGTCGTCGCATTGAAGCTCGACATCGAACCGACCGCCGCCTCGTACACCACCTCGTCAATGCCCGACGCCTCGTCACACACCAGCAGCACGTGATCGCTATGCACACCCGCCATCGCCTCGGGCCGCTCCTTGCTGCTCGTCCTGGCCGACATGAACGAATTTTCCGGCGACGCCTTCAGCTCAATACGATCACTGAACAGCGTCACCTGATCGCGCATGAACTGAGGCAGCTCGTTAATCCACCTTTTGATCTCGGCAAACAGCGCATCGAACAACTGCTTCTCGGTCGGCGCCGTCAGCACAGATTTTTGCGGATACCTCGTGAACATGAACCAGATCAGCGCCCACGAGCACGCCGCCGACTTCCCGACACCGTGTCCAGCCCTGACGCTGATCCGCCGCTCACCCCTGGCCACAGCCTTCAAAAACCGCTTCTGCCAATCCTCGATCCGAAAATTCGGATAATTCCGAACCAGCAAGTCCTCGACAAACGCCACCGGCCTGTCCTTGTAGGTCTCGATGATCGTGGTCCATATTCCTACCGTTTGCGTAGGCTTCTCAGGGGGAGCGTCAGAACGCTCAGGAGGAGGTGGCGATGAACCCGAAGCAGGATATTCGGAAAGCAGCTCTTTCGCTTCGCCAGCTGGCAAAGACGATTGCCGTCCTGCCGCCGGAGTATCACTCGGACCAAGAGCTGATGCGCCGCTGCCGTCAGGCAAGCCAAGCCGTTCGCGATCTGGCGGACTACATCCTGAACCACGTCGCAAAAAATCAGGAATAGCCAGATCAGGTGCTAGGCTACTAGCACCGGGTTGTGGCGCGCTCGCGGGCGCAACCACGCTCGTCTGGGCACCCTCGTGATTATTTTTCTCGGCACGCTCGCCAACTTGCGCCGTCGGGCCGTGATTATTTTTTACAGGGACCGGTGGGTCGCGACCGAGGGCGCGCACCGAGGTGGTCACCGGGGCGGGGGGTGTTTCGAGATCGCGGGCGCCACGTTCAGCATCCTGCCGCGCGTCCACGTCCGCCGTCGCCACGCTCGCATCGCGTGCGTGGCCTGCGTTGGGCCTGCTGCGCCTGGACGTAGACGCACGCTGCGTACGCGCGCTCACGCACACTCTCCGTTATAAGGGACTGCTGATGCGTTTGATGCAGTAAATACGGGCATCTAACGCTCCTCGCCCATGTCACTGTCACGCTTTCTGTCACGCTCGACATCATCGCCCAGGTCGACAGGCTCCTGCTGCCGGCGCCGTGCCATGTCGACCAGGGCAGCGATGTGAGTGTCGCTCAGTGCACCCGTGAGTTGCAGGCTCTGATCGATCCACATGCCGATGGATTTGCCGAGGAGCTCCTCGGCCCGCACCGCCGGGCCGTACTGCCCGTCGGCCTGCGCCGCGTGGCTGATCTCGTCGAGGCGGCGCTGCACCCGCTTTGGCGATACTTCCAGCGCAATCCGGGCCAATTCACCCTCAACTGCACGTGCAATCTCAGGCTTTCTCAAGTTCTCGTGAGCTTGCTGGTGGATGCTGTTGCCGTTCTTGTATCCGGCCTTCCTGGCAGCCTCAGCACCGTTGCCGAGGGCAGCGTACTCTTTGACGAAGCGCATCTGTTTCAAGCTGAGGGCAGCTCTGGACTGACGCTGTCGGGTTTCCTGGGAGACCACGCGCTTCGGTTTGGAGGTGGTCTTAGCCATGGGCATGGCCAGGAGGGCTGTATCCCGCCGTACAGGGCGATGGATTGTTGGGGAGGTGGGAACAGCCGGGGCAATGCCAAGGCTCTGTACGGCGAGATATGGGCATTACGGTACGCGCCCTGTCTGGTTGCAGGAGACGCCTGGATTGTACGGGTTCCGTACTGCGCCAGGAAGTGAGCGCCAGCTCATGCTGGGGGCTGAGCCGCGTGCCTCGCGCGCGGCAACAGTACTGATCGAACAAAAAAAGAGCTTTAAGAATGGATCATCTAATCCATTTCAGGCCGCCACTCCGGGCGGCCTGGATTAATCATTTGTTAGATCAGTAATGGTGTTTCATCAGTATGAGAATGCGCGCGGAACAATCTTGCGCAGCGTGCTCGTGGCGGCGGCTTCAGGCAATGGGGTCAGGCGACTTGTCACTGCATTTGTACGAGCGATCCGAAAATAAAATGGGGTTTTCCACAATGTCCCTTGTGGCAGGCTGGCGCCCTCACCGAGGGAGGGCGCCATGAATTGGAAGTTACTGCTGGTGACCGGCAAGATGATCGAGGTCGAGGCGACGTGGTTGGTGACCACGGCGCATGGCATCACGGCCAAGGATGCCGAGGGCAACATCATCCTGTCGCTGCCTGCCCGCATGGTGCTGCTGATCCAGCGCGAGGGCGTCGTGGTCAGCGCCACCGACGCCGAGCTGGTCGAGGCCTGGGAGACGGCCAAGCCACCATCGCCCTGACCTGCGGATTAGAGGCCCGTGGCGAGCTGATCTGCAGACCTGGGCCATCGGCCCAGGCCGAGGCGCCATCGCGCTGTACGACCAAATACGGGACGCGTAGACTGTGTCGGGGCGTGCCCGTCAGCTATGGGCTTCAGGCCGTCACATGGTTCCGGTCGGTACAGCGGCTCGATACCCCGCCAAGGCCAGCGCCCCACACACCTGGGAGGGATACCAATGGCCGACACCACACCAAGCGAAGATGTCCAGGCGCTGCGCGCCGCCATCATCGATGTCCTGCACACGGCGCCCTACGACGATATGCGCTGGCCCGAGATTTTGGCCGCTCTGCAGCTCGTCATGCACGACACCCGGATCGTGTTCGTGAACTACGACGGCTTCGACAAGGCCCCGCCGCCGGTTGTCGAGGATGTCTCGATCACCGTCCCACCCAACGCCTAAGCGTTTGTAATCAAATCGCGACTGAGGAGAGGATCATGCCGCACATCAACGAAAAGCCGGGCGAAGAGCCCGTCCCTGGCGAGCCGCACGACTTCGAAGAAATCTCGCCCTCCCAGCCACCCGGCGAGACCGTCCCGCCCCAGGATCAGATGCCGCTCCCCGAAGGCGCCCAGGCACCAACACCGCCCACCCCACCGTCACCACCGCCTGCACCCGAAGACCCCCTCGCATGAGACACAAACCCAAAGCCAAGGCCAAGGTCCCCGAGGTCGCCAGCAAGCCCAGGATCAGGCCCGACTTCAGGCCATATCCTGATCCGGCGCCCGAGGAAGTCGCCGGCATCCGCCAACAGCTCGTCGCCGGCCGCAAGCTGCTGCGCGGCTTGGTCAACATGCGCAATTGGATGGAAGCCAACCGGGACCGCATGCCGCCCATCTCGCTCGACAGCATGGACAAGGCCATCGCCGAAGCGCGCGAGGCCGGCATCGAGCTGCCCGAGTGAACGACAAGTCATTGTCTGACAATGACAACTCCAACGTCGTCGTCCTCCCCGTCACCACCACGCTCGACATCCCGGCCGAGCGTGTCCTCGACGGCGCCAAAGCCGCCGAGGTCGTGGAGTGCATCGTCGTCGGCTACACCGACGACGCGCCTTCTGAGGTCGCGCGCTTCTACTTCGCCTCGACCACCTGTGATGCCGGCCGCATGCTCGTCATGCTGGAACGCTGCCGCGACCACATCATGCAGCACCTCATCCTGCCGCGATAAAAAAGGCCCGCCTGATCGGCGGGCCTGAGGCAAGGGTAGCAATGACAAGCAGCTCAGTCTCGCAGCTTGCGTAATCTTTTCAAGGTCGCCTCGGCAACGCCGACCACGCTGCCGCGAATGAGGTAGTCGGTCGTCACGCCGAATACCTCACAGAGCTTGATGATCACCATGAGCGAGATCGTCCGCGTGCCGCTCTCGTAATTGCTCCAGCGTTGCTGCGACACACCCACCTCGCGAGCTGCCGTCACCAGCGACAGACCATGGGCGCGTCGTAACCGATTGAGCCGCTCGGCCATGGCGTAGCGTATCTCACGGTCGACATGCGGCGGGTTCATGACGCTAGTCCCACCCGCGTATTTTCACGATCAACCAGCTCACGATCACCAGCACGCCGAAGGCGGCGTAGACGCCCAGGCCGCCAATGATGGCCTGCTCGATCATATGTTCCATCATGGCTCCTTTCCGGCGGCGAACATCGCCATCTGTTTCACTTCGAAATTGACCAGCTTGAGCGCCGCCTCGACCGTCAGGTAGTCCAGGCTGCGGCCTGGGAACTCCAGCACCATCATGCGCAGGATCGCATCCTTCAGCTCATCGATCTCGACAGGCTTGCCCAGGCGGCTCATGGCAGCACCTCCAGCAGCTTGGCGATCTCGCCCTGGCGCCGCAGCAGCAGCACCTGCAGCCGCTCCAGCTTGTCCGCCGGCACCGCCCGCTCGCCGGCATCCCACCGCATCACCGAGCGCAGGCCCGCCTGCAGCTGACGCGCCGCCTCGGACTTGTACTGCGGCCCCCAGAGGGCAGCGCAGCTCTTTTGAAACTTCTGCAGATCGGTCACTTCAATCTCCTCAATGCGTAGGCAGGAATGTATGCCCGGTCAGGCGGCCCGGCGCAACCGCCGGGCCTTTCCGTCCTTGGTCAGCGAGGCCTGATAAGCCAGGGCCACCATCTGCTGCCACAGCCGCACCGTCTTGTCGGCCGAGCGCACCCGCTTGGTGGCCGACGCATGCGCCACCATGTCGAGCTGCCGGCGATCAGCCTCATGCTTGCGCTGGTAAGATAGCTGCAGGCGGAAACCCTGGCCCTCGGCCTCGACGCCATCGACCCGCATCCAGGCCACCACACCCGCAAAGAAATCCTCCTCGCGGACCAAGTCACCGACCTGCAACGCCGACACCGGCACCGACTGCTGGGCGACCAGCCACGCCTGGGCGGCCTTGCCGCGCTTGGTCAGGCGCACCTTGTTGCCGGCGCAGCCGTAGCACACCGTGCCATGCATCCGATTGTAGCTGTAGTTTCCCGTGCCGCCGCAGCGTCCGCAGGTCTCGGTCTCGAAAAGGAAAGCCATTGCATCCTCCAGGGGTTGGTCTCTGGGCACAGATATATGCCCGGCACTCATCTATGTCCAGCGGCTCGAGGTTTCCGTAGAAAGTTTTTACGGAATGCGTAATTAGGGCTGGACACAGATGTCTGCCTGGGCGTAGAAGTGTGCCTGTCGAAGACGCCAACCCGGAGGAACCTATGATCGACCGTGCAGAACTCGCCCGCAGCCTCGCCAAGGCCATCGCCTACAAGCTGTGCGGCAAGGACGAAGACGCCGCCGTGTGGGCGCGCAAGCTGGTCGTCCAGCTCGGCCTCGCCAACATCCTCCGCTAACCAACCCTCAGGAGACCATCATGTTCTACCAGCTCTACGCGATCCGCCCGACCTACGACGACCGCGATGCCATCGTCGGCAGCAGCGCCCACGCTCACCCCTACGCCTTCGTGACCCGCGACGGCGCTCTCGCCGTGGGCGACCTGTACGGCAACCGGCCGTGGAACGACGGCATCCACTACGTGGTCGTGCCGCAGGGTGCGAGCCCCTACGACCACAGCAAGCACTGCGGTCGCCTGCTGCCGCTCGACGCCGACATACCCTTCTGATCACCAGCTCACCCACCCAGGCCCGCTCCAGAAATGGATGCGGGCCTTAGGCGTCACGAGACCAACCCGAGGAGACTGAACGTGAAGATCAAGTGGACGAAGAACTACGGCGGCGCCCCGCTGCCCGGCCTGCTCGATGAGCGGCCCGTGCGGGCCTGCGATTGGAGCGGCTACGACGTTGGCGGTCAGCTCGTCGCCACCATCAACCGCGACCACGGGCTGTGCTGCTGGCACGTACTCGTGCGGATGGCCGATGGTTCGATCCAGCAGGCCGGCTATGGCCGCTGCACCCGCCTCGATGACGCCCGCTCACGCGCCCGCAATTGGCCTCGTGACTAGACCACCTCGTCACGCCCCATACAGGCCCGCCAGCGCATGCTGAGCGGGCCTAAGGCAGTAGGGGCCAATTCCGGCGCCCGTATTCTGGAGAGTGTTATGAAGAACCGTTACCTAATCGCCGCCGCCATCGCCCTGTCGCTCCTGGCCGGCGCCGCCCAGGCGTACACCTGCAACACGTCGTGCTACTGGGTCGGCAAACAGCAGTACTGCAACACCACCTGCTACTAACTGTTCGCCAAATCACAATCACGAGAAGAGCCGCCCACGGGCGGCTCTTTTTTTGTTGAGAAATATCAAGCATGCTGCCTGAACGCTGTTACCATATGCGTACTCTGGCGTAGTCAGCGGCGCGTCTTCTACTGTAGTAGCCTAAAGCGCAAAAACAGGGAGGAGCGTATGGACCTCGTGGTCCCAACCAGTCGGCCCGATGTCATGGTCGTTCTCGTGACAGGCGGGCGGCGTTTCGATCAACCAGCCATTCTTCACACGGCGCTCGACGGACTGCTCGATCAGTGCAAAGAGCGCCACATCGACATGAAGGTTATCCAGGGCGGGGCGCGAGGCGCCGACAGATTTGCCTGGGCCTGGGCGCAAATCCACAACATCGTCTGCATCACCGTACATGCAAATTGGATACGCGACGGCAAGGCCGCCGGCCCCCGGCGCAACCAACGCATGCTCGACTGCCATCACCCCGATATCTGCGTCGCCATGCCGGGCGGCAACGGCACCGCCGACATGGTCGCACGGTGCAAACAAGCCAACATCCCCATCCTCGCCGGCTACATCGCCAGCAACAAGCACAACGGCAACGAGCCGTGACACGACCGCTCGGCCTGTACGTCCTGCGCGGGCGCCTCGCCGTGCCGGTCGAGACCATCGAGGAATGGGGCGAGATGTTCGCCAGCCGCGACCGCATCGTCGCCGTCGAGCAGCTCGGCCGCTATGTGATCAGCACCGTCTTCCTCGGCGTCGACCACAATCTCTTTGGCGAGCTGCCCATCCTGTTTGAGACCATGATCTTCGGCGGCGCCGAATATCAGGAACGCTGCGGCACCTGGGAGGAGGCCATCGACATGCACGAGCGCGCCGTCGCGCATGTCATGGCGCTGATCGATCAGTGAGGTGGGCCGACCAGCGTCTCGCCATCGGCATCGTGCAGGCACTCGGCCACGAAGCCGGCCAGCTCCTGGCGCATCGCCGTGAACTGCTCCTGCTTGCGGTGTTTGAAGTCAGCCTCGAAAACCCGGTTGAAGATGACCAGCGCGCCGATGAAGAACGCCTGCCGCATGGCGGCGTGCTGGTGATCGGTCGCCTGCGGCGGGATCACCTCGGCCGCGTATTTTTCCCACGCCTCGGTGATCGTCCGCGCGTCGTTCATGATGGTGGTCTGCATCACGCCCTCCCTAATTGCCCCCTCAAGGCCTCGATGGTTGCGTCCTGCGCCTGCAGCGTCTGATGCTGGGCGATGATCGTTGCGCTCGCCTCGCTGATCATCGTCATGGCGACAGTGAGCTGCGCCGTCTGCCGGTCGATCAGGTCACGGCACTTGAACAGCCAGTAGCTCGTGAAGATTTGTATCACGCCCAGCGCGACGACGACGGCGCTGTAGAACAGATCGATGTTGTTCATCAGTCGTCCTCTTCGAAATTGTCCTTGAAGTACTTCGCCGCGATCAGCCACTGGTCTTCGAAGTCCAGCCGGTTGCGCACGATCATGTCGCCGCGCTTGGGCGAGCCGTTGTCGCGGTCGAGCTTGGTGATCACGACATGGCCCGGCAGGCGTTCCCCAGGTACGAACGGGCGCATCTCGACCGATGCATTTTTGCGGCGGTAGGCTTTGTAGGCGCTGGTCATCGGCCACCACGCTCGGTGTAGGCGGGCGCCCTCGGCCGCACGTCGCTCGGCATGTGGGGCGCGGCGCGCCGCTTGTCGGCGCCGCCGCCACGATCAGAGCGGCGCCAATCGGTGCCGAGCTTGCGCTTGCCGACCGGCGGCCTCAGGTGATAGTCGCCCTCTTCGAACATGCCCGACCGGTCGTACATCACCGTCTCGTTGCGCAGCGCCTCGGGCGTGGTGTACCGCTCGACGCGATCCTGCTTCACCACCAGGGTGACCGACCGGAAGACATGCACCTCCTGCACGCCCTCGGCCTTACCCTGGCGCATCAGGCAGCGCGCCGCTGCGCACTGATCGGGGCTCTGTATCTTGGCGCCCCTGATGTCAGCCCTGGAGATGTGCGCGGTCAGCGGCTCGCCGCTATCGTAGATCGGACGGCCCATGAACTTGTCGCGCGGCGCGACCGGCTTACGCTTGGGATTTACCTTGGCCATTTCTTCCCTCCTCTAGTGTAGCCTCGACAACGGGAACCATACGCATCACCGAAGTCATGTGCATGAGCAGCAGCTCGGTGCGCCCTTCCTCTGGATGTGCGACCAGCCAGACCGCCAGGAGCTGCGCGAGTGCCGCTCCTGACACGCCGGACCGCTGGTCCTTGAACAGGATCGGCGCGACCTTGTCGGCCAGCTCGATGGCGGCCTGCGAACGGGGATCAGAACTTGGCAATTTCGACCACCGTCATCTTGAGATCGCGGATGCGCGCCGGCTCCAGATGCTCGACGCGCTCCCTGACCTTTTTGTTGACCAGCGTCGTGCGCTTCGTGTTGTGCTGATCGAGCGCCGCCTTGAGATCGATGTCGAAAAACAATTCCTGATCGGTCGCGTCTGTTACGATCTGCTCGCCCCTGTAGAGCAGGCAGTCGGCGAGCGGCACGTTGGGATCGGGATCGGCGATGAAGACCTGAACGAGACGACGGGCCATGATTTCCTCCTTCTGGGATATTGCTCTTGCTTGCTGCGGCAGCAGCATGCCACGCGCCAGCATCTCCTTGGCGACAGTGTCGCCAAGGGCGGCACTGCTGCCGACCGCTTGGTTGATGTTGCTGCCGAACGCGGCGGCGCCATCGTAGGTGTTCGACGTGTGGGCGTAGTTGAGCATCTGCGGGGTCTCAGCCATCGTCAGCTCCTTTTCTCGCCACGATGATCGGCGACGCGCGTGCGCTCAGAGATCAGCTCGTGCAGCTCCTTGGCGAGGCTGTCCTCGGTGTCGCCCAAGATGATGACGATCTCGCCGGGGAAGCCCAGCTCATCGGCGTTGATGTGGATCGGCATTTTCTCGCGCAGCTTGGTCACGTTCATCTCGCTGAGCCCCAAGATGATAATCGGTCGGCCATCCCCCTGTACGCCGCTGAGCTTGATCATGTTTCGTCGCCCTCCAGTGCTGGCGGCGCAGGTTCGTAGTCGTCGCTGTCGCCGCGCGGGAACATCATCTGCTTGCCCTTGAACGGGCCGGCGTCGAGGATCGGCCCCGCCTCGTAGTGGCCGGTGTCGACCAGCAGCCCGTCCTCGATGCCGGTGATGACGAAGAGCTGCTCCTCGCCGGTGTAATTCAGCACGTGCAGCAGCGCGTCGCCCGCCTTGTACGGATGGGTCAGCGTGAACTCGGCGATCTCGCCGCGCACCCGCTCTTCCAGCGCCGGCAAGCCGCCCGCCTTCTCAGCGAAGGCAGCGGCGAGCGGCGTGAAGGTCACGTTGTAGGTCATGCCTCGGCCTTCTCGATGGTCTTGTCGAAGATCGCCATCAGCTCGCGATGCCCGACATCGTTGTTCATGGCGCAGACGCCATGCTCGGCGTCGGTGCTGCGGAAGACGTTGGCGCGCCAGTCGGTGCCGCCCCACGCCTCCACCAACCGCTTGGCCAGCCGGCGGCGCGTGCTGTGCAGCGCGGGCACGATCACCGCCCCCGGCTCACAGCCCAGCGCAATGTTCAGGGCGCTCAGCGTGCAGATGTGCATGCCATCACCACGCAGGCTGCTGAAGCTGTTCTGGCACCACTTCGACGGATGATCGATGCGCGCCTTGGCGGCGCGCAGCAAATCGGCGTCGGTCTTGAGGATGGATGGCATGTTATCGAACGGCATGTTGTCCTCCTGGGGGTTTGTTTTCAGATGGGAGAGTGCCAAGGCTTGATAAAGCGCGACACCTCGGGCTGCCACTGCAGCGTGACTATGCCAGGAATACCCAAAACGTAAAAGTTTCTACTTTTCTCCACGGAAATTTCTGTCAGGCTTTCGTTCAGCAGATCGGGCCGATAGACCACCACGCCCAGGTCGGCCCGGTTGAACCACGCTGCGCTATCGGCAATGTCGTACAGCGAAGGCTTCGGCATCTTCCCGCTCTTGTCGCGGCTCATCTTGCGCGGGTGCGCCACCACGATCATGGTCACGTCGTGCTTGCGGGCGAACCGCTTGATGGCGCGCAGCGACTGGCTGACGAACTGCTCGACCGTCCACTCGTCCGGTTTGTCGCTGGTCGACACTTCGTTCCACGGGTCGATGACGCAGACCGTGGCGCCATGGCGGTGCGCCGCCACGGCGAACCGTTCCAGCATCCAGTCGAGCGTGGTGTCCTCATCCTCATCTGGCTCAACGAACAGGAAATTCTGGTTGATCCAGTCGTCCGCCTGCCGCTGCTGGTCTTCGCTCATGAATTTTTCCAGGCACTCGGCGCGGAAGCTGCGGAAGACGCGGCGCAGGTCGGGCACCACCGGCTGCTCCAGCGAGCAGATCACCGCCGTGGTCGCCCAGTGCCATGCCATGTTGCACACCAGATTGTTCACGAACGAACTCTTGCCGTGGCCTGGGGGGCCAGTGACCACGATGAGATCGCCGCGCCGCACGCGCAGATGTGGCTCCAGGCCGGGGATGCAGCTGTCGAGCGCCCGGCGCAGCGGCGCCTCCTTCGCCTCGATCAGCCGCACCAGCCCCGGCACCGGGAGGTAGTGCGCCTGGGCGATGGTCGTGCGCACCGCGTCGGCGCCGTGGTCGCGCAGCACGTCGTTGAGGTCTTTGCCGGTCGGGTACTCCAGCACCTGACAGCGTGACTTGCCCAGGCGGCGCGCCAGCCCCGCCTGGAGCACATCGCCATTGCGGTCATTGTCGACCGCCAGGATGACCGTGCGCTCGCCGCGCAGCTCGGCATGGGCGTGGGTCAGGAAATTCCAGCGCATGCCCTCGTGGGCGTCGCGCTCGGGCGCGCCGCCCGGCACCGACACCACCTTGGGGAAACCACACTGCAGCGCCGCCAGGGCATCCATCTCGCCCTCGGTGATGATCAGCGGAAAGCCGGCCAGCGATGGGTCGCGCAGGCAGTCGACGTTCCAGAAAATTTGCGGCGTGCCGGCGTCCTGGGAGAACCGCTTCTCCCCGGTGATGGTGCGGTACTTGGTGCCGACGCGCTTGCCCTTGTCGATGATCGGGATGGCGATCCACAGCCCGTCAGTAGGGCCGCTGCAGGGTCGCCAGCCATGCCTCACTGCCAGCTCGACGCTGAGCCCGCGCTGCTCTAGGGCGAGGCCGTGCGCCTCGTCCATCTCCCACTCCACCCTTCGCGCCGCAGTGCCAACAGTGCCATCGCGCATGGCCGCCCTCGATCAGTACAGACAAACACCGGTCAAACTTTTTGTGTCGCTCCGAGCTGCACCACGGGCAGACGGTTTTTTGATTTCCGGGCAGGGCGCGCACGACGATGCCGAGGTGGCGCAGCTCGTCCATCACGTCCATTGGCACCTCCCAGGAACACCATGCGGTTGCGCATCGGGATGCGGCGGAACTCGAGAATTTCCTGCACCTCTTCCAGGCTGCGCGCGACGTAGACCGGGAAGCCGAGCGCCGACCACTTGACCGCCAGCTCGACCTGCGGTGGGCTCAGCTTGCCCTTGTCGGCCTTCAACTCGATGGCCGTCATGCGCTCCCTCGACAGCACGATGAAGTCGGGCAGGCCACGCTTCACACCACGGGCGCGCATCATGCCGGCGGCGCGCTTCGCCATCTTGCCGGCGCCGTGGTCGATGGCCGACCACCACGTCTTCTCGGGATCGAGGCAGACCGTCAGCAGATGGGCGACGGCGACCTGCAGCGCATGCTCACTCATGTTGGCTCGCCTCGGCGATGGCATTGAGCCGCGCGCGGACATTTTTGATCAGCTTGGTCATGTAGACATCGCCGGTATCTAGCCGGATGTTGGTCGCCTCGATGGCGTGCATCACCGTCGTGTGGTCGCGATGGAAAATGTAGCCAAGGTCGGGCAGCGAATACTCCGGGCAATAGCGGTCGATCAGGTACATGGCGGCGTGGCGCGGCATCGACACGCGGCGCTCGCGATGCCACGACACCAGATTGCTGATCGGCACGCCGCTCTCCAGGGAGACCGCCTGCACCACGCGCTCGATGTCGATGCCGAGGCGATGCTCGGGCCAGATCGGCCGGCGCCGGGCTGAAATCCCGGTCAGAAAATATGGCTTGCGATTGTTGCGCAGCCTTAGCAGGCCGCGTGGGCCGAACGGATTGATCGGCTCGCTGTACGGGCTGCCGTTGCGGATCGGCCCGACGTTCAGGATGCGTTGCCGTGTATTGTGGTGGCTGTAGTACTCAGCCTTGCGGCGACCTTCCTCCACGATACCCAAAGGTTCGTTGCTCATCTCGGTTTCCCCACCTTTTGGCTAGCCACCAGACGATGGCCGGCAAAACGACGACGAGCATCGCGAAGGTCCCGACCTCCACGAGGGCGTCGCCAACCATCAACTCGCCTTCCGCTTTTTCTTGGCAGCGGCTTTCGCCGCAACAGCTTCGGCGGCAATCTGTTTTTTGGTTTTGAAAACGTCCTTGCGGTCGCGCTTGGCGACGACGGCGATCTGCTTGGCGCGCCAGTCGGGCAGCTTGCTGCGCCGTGCCCAGCCGTGGACGGTGGTGATCGGGACCTTCAGTCGGCGGGCGAGGCCGGTATAGGTTCCGTACGCTTCGACCGCCTTCTCAAAATCCACTGGACGCTGCATTCGATTGCCCCTTAGCGAATGCTTACAAGTCCGTGACGTTACTCGTTTCGTAAAATTTACACACAGAAAAAAATGCAACCCAATAGGTTCTGGCGCGCTGATTGCCCGGCCCCATAAGTTGTAGTTCGCATGCTCCGCAGAGCGGCATTGCGATACGCAATCGGTATCGGCTAAAGTGTCGCGGTGTGAGGAAGGAAGGTGAATTGATGAAGCCTAAAATGCCGTGGTTAAAGGCTCGACTGAGGAAACTTGGGAGGACGCCTGCCGCGCTGGCGGAGCAACTGAATATCGCCCCGCCGCGTGTCTACGAAATGATCGGGGGTCGACGGGGGATACAGCCTCACGAGATCGCACCGGCCGCCGAATTTCTCGGCTGGTCGACCGAGGAGCTGCTGCAGCGGTTACCCGCTCAGCAGCGGGTGCTGCCGACCAAGGGCATCCTGCCCAAGGGTGCCTTCATCAGCCACGGCGCGAACACCAGCGGCATGTCGGCGATCCTCGACGTGATCCGGGTGCTGGGCACCACGCCCGTGACGAAACCCTGCTGCGACAGCCTGCTGACCGGCGAGACCCTGCGCATCGCCCGGCAGCTGCCGGCGTTCGAAGGGCGCACCGACATCGCTGGCGTGTACCAGCACGGGTCGAAAATGGTGCCCTGGCGCGAGGCTGGCGACCTCGTGCTGTTCGAAAAAGCACGACCACCAAAGGCTGGGGACTACGTCGTCATCTACCTCCACGACGACGAGGAAAAAAAGCCGGTGATGGTGCGCCAGCTTGTGGACAACCAAAAGACCGGCAAGGTCTGCCTGCGCCAGCACAACCCCAGGCGCGATACCGAGATCGACGCCAAGGCGGTCTCGGGCATGTACCGCGTCCTGACCTGGGATGAAGTCCTAAGGTAAGTAGGCGCCTTCCCCAACCCACACCTGGGAATGTGGGTTGGGGAAATTTTGTACGATCTTCACTGAAATTTTGGTTGATCGGTTTACCGTTTGCGCACTGCATTCGGGAGGACCGAATTTGACCCGCGCTGAACACGCTGCGCTTCTCGCAATCTTTCGCCGCATCTTCGCCGGCCTGCTCTCGCAAGGAGAGGATGTCGAGGGTCTGGCTCAAGCGGTTGCCGACCTGAAGCGCACCCTGGACGCCGCTGCACAGCAGCACGCGGCGGAAGACGCGGCCAATACCTCCCTGGAGCAACCCACCGGAGGTAACGATGGCAACCAGCGACCCGTTTGAACGGCACGGCATCACCCATCTCTCCCCGTCGTCGCTGCGCCTCTGGCGTGACGCGCCGTCGGTCTGGATCGGCAAGTATCTGCTGCGCGCCACCGACGAGGTCGGCCCCGGCGCGTGGCGTGGTCAGGCGGTCGAGGCCGGCGTCGACCGGCTGTTGTTCAACCTGGGCATCGAGGCCGCCAGGGCGGCGATGCGCCAGAAATGGGACGACCTCGCGCAAGGCCTGATCGAGCCCAACGTCGCCAAGGAGAGTGACGCGCTCGACGCGTTCCTCGACCAAGCCGCCCTCGCCTTCGCCAGCATGCCGGTGCCGCTCACCCGGCAGACCCGCATGGAGCTGACGCTGCCCGGCATCAGCGTGCCCCTGCTCGGCTTCGCCGACTGGGTTTTCCCTGACCACGGCACCGACCTCAAGACCACGTGGCGCATGCCCAGCTCGCCGACGCCCGACCACGTCGAGCAGGTGGCCTTCTATGCCATGTGCAGCGGCAAGCCGTTCAGCCTGACCTACGTCACCAACAAGAAATGGACCCGCTACGAGGTCACCGCCAGCATGGCGGCCGAGGGCTGGGACCGGCTGATCGAGACCGCCCAGGCGGTGCGCTCGTTCCTCTCCAGGGTCGACGGCGCCCACGACGCGCTCAGCATGTTCGCCCCCGACTACACGGATTTTCACTTCAGCCCGCCCATGGCCGAGGCCGTGCGGGCTGCCAAGGCCGCGCGCGTCCTGCCGGGCGAGCGCAACCATCAACCCCTGCATGCTGTGGAGTGATCGATGTTCGTGACCATCACCAACGTGACCTTTCCCCGCCCTGGCGGGAAGTACGGCAAGCTCGCCACCGCCGACGGCAAGACCATCTGGGCGCCGCAAGACCTGCTGGCCCAATTCAGGATCGGCATGGCGTGCGAAATTGGCACCAAGGACCAGACCTGGGGAGCTGGCACGCCGACCGCCATGGCGGTCACCGTGGCCACCACCGGGCCGATGCTCGCCCAGGGGAGCCAAATCCAGGGCGTACAGGCCCCGTACGGCCAGGGTGCCCAGACCCCCTATGTTTCACGTGAAACAGCTGTACGGCCAAATACGGGCTTCCAGCCACGGGTCGTACAGGGAGGCCAGGGTCAGGGGCAGCCCCAGCAGGCCCCGTTCCGCACGCCACGGGAGATGTTCATCAGCGAGGTGGTTGCCGGCGCCATGGAGGCCGGCAAGGCGGCCTCGGAGATTGCCGTGTTCGCCAAGGAGGCGGCCCGCACCTGGGACGAGATCGCCAAGCCGGCGGCGGCCGAGCCACCGCCGCCCGAACCGGGCGACCCTGGCCCGGAGCTGCAGTGATGCCAGACGGCGCCACCATCCGGCTGATGGGCGACCACACCAGGGCGGTCGCCTGCCAGCTCGTGCAGTCGGCGCCTGAGGGCTGGCTCGTCAGGATCGGCGAGCCGCCGCGCACCCTCGATCAGTCGAGCCGGTTCTGGGCGGCGTGTGGCGAGATCGCGAAGACAACCTACACCTGGGGCGGCATGCGCCACGACAAGCAAGGCTGGCACGACCTGCTGCTGTCGGGCTGGCACGTCATCAAACAACACCCGATGCACCTACTGCTCGGCATCGAGGGCGAGCGCGTGTCGCTGATGAAACACAGTCGCGACCTTTCGAAAACCGACATGAGCGATCTGCTCGACTACCAAGCGGCGTGGTGCGCCGTGCGCAATATCACCTTGAAGGAGGATGCATGAAGACCAAGAGGCACAATGCGACCAAGCGACAAAATCTCGTCATCGGTGATCTGGTGCGCGCACATTGCAGCAGAGTGGGCGACTACGCGGTCTATGCTGACGGCTGGGACGAGCAGCGCATCCTCGCCGAGGTCAACGCAAACAATCCAGACCCCGACAAGGTCATACACATGGCGTCGGTCCAGTCGATGCGCAAAGACCTCTTCGGCAACGTACGCAAGGCGCGCGAAGAGAAGACGATGTCGGTGAGCCAGCTGTTGGTTCAGCGCGTCAAAGACCTTGAGAACGATGTCGACAGGATCGAGCTGCGGCTCAGCAAGATCGACGGACATCTCACCGCCTTTGTCGAGCGGCTCAATGAGCAGCACAAGACCATCGTGGAGGTCATCGCCTGGATGGAGCAGCTCGCGAAGGTGCGCGGGTATGCGCCGCCACCTGGGCGCCCACAGTCGACGCCGCCCGGCCTGTTCGACAATGCCTAAGCCCGGCCCGGCCCAGATGGATATGTTCGTCACCGCCGAGACGCTGCGCGACGAAGCCTTAGAGCGGGTGCTGCGCAATGCCGGCGACTGGTACCCGCGTGCCTTCGCAACACATGCGCGACCTGAAGAGCCACGGTCGCGAGACGCCCGTCTACACGCTACAGCCCAAGGATGGATGACGTGGAGTGGATGACCCGCCTGGAGGCGGCCGACTACCTGCGGGTGTCGGTGCGCCAGCTCAACCGCCTGGGCCTGCCGCGCACCGTGCTGGGCAACAGCCCACGCTACTCGCGGGTCACCCTCGATGAGTACATGGCGCGGTTCAGCACGACGCCAGGGCAACGCAAAAGGGGCGGCCCTGGTGGGCCGCCCCTGGTCGTGTCCGATGGCAAGTCGTTTAGTCGGCTGCTGGCGAAGCGGCGGCATCGCTAGGCGCCTTCCACTTGGCGTCGAGGAACGACACGACGGCGTCGAGGTCCTTCTGCTCGTAGCTGGCGTAGATTTGCGTGGTCTTGATGTCCTCGTGGCCGAGCAGCTCCTTGACGTGCTGCAGGCGGGCGCCCTTGCCATGGCGCAGCACGCGGCTGGCGAAGGTATGACGGGCGATGTGCTGCGTGAACTTCGGCACGCCCGCCGCCTTGCGGATCGCGTCGAGCTGGCTCTCCAGACCCTTGGGCTCGACCCAGCTGTTGTTGCGCGGGTGACGGTAGGCGAAGACCTTGTCGCCCTTGTAGCCGCCCTTGATCTGCTCGGCCTTCATCTGCTGCAGCATCGCGCGCAGCCCCTCGGGGATTTGCACGAAGCGGTCCTTGTCGCGCTTGGTCTGGTCGATGAAGTGAACGTGCGCCGGGCCATTGGAGGCGAGGTCGATGCGGGGCCACGTCAGGGCGAACGCCTCGGTCCTGCGCGCGCCCGTGTTGAACAGGAACAGCAGCGCCCGCTCGCAGTGGGCGCCAGCGCCGTTGTAGGCGCGGGCGGCAGCCAGTAACTGGTCGACCTGATCGTCGCTCAGGCACTTGGCCTTCTTGACCTTCGGCGCCTTGCCCTTGCCGAACCATTGCACGTTGGGGCGGACGGCCAGCGTCTTCCAGTCCTTGTGAGCGTAGCCCAGGATCGACGACAGCAGGCGCAGGTAGGCGTTGACCGAGCCGACCGACAGACCCTGGCCGCGCAGCTCCGTCTTGGTGCCGTCGGCCACGCCCTTGGTGGCGACCCGGCGGCCGGTCTTCAGCATGCGGTCGCGCTGCTCCACGATCATCAGGTCGGTGATGTCGTCCAGCACGCGGGTCTCGCCGAAGGCGTCGCACAGGCGGTCGCCCATCGAGATGAAATTGCGGACGACGGAAATCTTGGCCGGGTCTTCGCCGCGCTCGATGGCGTTCAGCACCGGAGGGCTGATCATCAGCACGTCGTCGTGGTACCGGGTGCAGGCATCGCCCAAGGTCATGCCGCTGGTGAAGCCGCCCTTCTGACGGGCGGTGATGCCGGCGCGGAGCTTGACCTCGATGGCCTCGGCGTCGGCCGTCGACGCCTTGCGCTCGGCCGCCGTCTTGCCGATGAGGACTTGGCTGCTCTGGTTGACGGTCTCGCCCTTCCACGAAAAGCGGATGTACCAGTAGGGGCTCGGCGGGGAAGTGCGTTCGTAGATGGACATCGCTCGGTTCCTCAGGGTTGCAACAAAATGTGTGACAGCCGGTTTCTACGCTTTGCGTACAC